AAGGAAAAATAAAGTAATGCTTCTTCAGGATTGACATTCATTTGTTCACAAAGAAATCTAAGATTACCGAAGCCTGTAATTACATAGTCTTTACCTTTCTTAGTTAGAAAAGTCTTAGCTATATCAACTGGATTAGTTAGCTTATGTCTTTCCATATAAGAACTTAGACCTGTACCTGTGATTGCTCTACGTTTACTTCCATCAGGTTTAATCTTTGGTATGGCAGTTCTTTGAATTGTACTACCTAATAAAGTTGGTTGCTTAGGTTTTATATTTAATAGACCACCACCAGTATAACTCTGGCCAAAAGCAAAAGGATTTAATCTTCTTTTAAATTCATCAGCAGTTTGTTTAAGTTGATTAAAAGGTTTCATTAACTGTTGATTACTTCTTTGTATTCTTAAAGTTAATTCAGCAATATCTTTTAATGCGTTCTTTGCTTCTTTATCTTTTAATTCTTTAACAGCTTTATCTCTTTCATCTTTAATTCTTTCAGCTAAAGCCTTTGGTGAATAATCTACCCACTCACCATCAACAAACTTCATGTATGGATTTTTAGGTTGTGGATTAGCTTCTTCTACACCTGAATTTTTTAACAACTCATCTATTCTTTTATTTAGTTCAATCTGTTTGTTATCTAAGTATTTACCTTTAATTGACTTAGCCATTTCTTTTCTTGCCTTAGCACCAGTACCATTCTTATAAGCATCATAGGCTTCTTTAAATCCATCACCATGAGTTTTAAGTAGTTCTTTGTAGTTAGCTGTAATCTTTGAGAACATCACATCGTTAGTGAATTGTTCACCCATCACACTATCCATTGAAGCATAAGCAGGATAACTTCTTCTTAACCCATTAAAGATAATTGGCATTATTCTTTTTGGGTCTACAACTTTACCAGTCTTTTTATCTACAAGTTTCTTTAAAGGTTTCTTTACCATTGATTTATTTTTAATACAGATAATGAGAAAGATAAACGCAAATTTTTTTATTTGGTTTATATAGCTATTAGTGGAACTTAATAAGCATCAGTAGTCTCTAAGACCACCGCTAATCATTGGTACTGCTGTGTAATCATAAATTTATTTAGTAGTTGTCTACGATATAGTTATTTTTACTAGGATAGTAGGTACATACCCTCCGCAAAATCCTGCGTGTGCCTATGGGGACAAACGTAAAATGTACCCTACGATAAGGTTGTCAGATTTTTATACCAAATTATTTCTGGTAGAACTCATTGACCTTATCATTAATAGAATAATCAATTGCATAGTTCAGGAAGTCCTCAGTATACTTTAAGATAAACTCTTTGCTACTTACAGGCTTCTGTGATTTAGCTTTAGGATTAAACCCATTAGCTTTGATTATTGCTTCATCAATAAGTTTAATAGCCTTTTTGTTAGGCTTATTCTTATTAAATAAAGAGTTAAGGTATATAACTTTCATATTAAGGTTATCTTTAGGTTAAACTTTATTCTATGACATATAATTTAAGTCATAAGGAAGTATTATCTATAATTTACTTGTTCATTGTTCTTATTTTCCTTATTTCAAACCTAATACTAAGATTTCATAAGTAAAACATAAGATAAACTATAGTCTATCTCCTGTAGTGGCACTTAATTAAAAAGCCTTATAAATGGCTATTTCTTTTTCTCTTTATATATGGGTGTTTCTCTCCCAAGAGGGCAACCTATTATCCACCATTTCGTAATATATTGGGAAACCATAGGTCTTATTTCCTTACTTATTAGCTTTTAATTTGGCTAACAAAGCAAGGTAATTCTGTTTTGAACTGAAATAGGCATATCCACCTACTATTTTTACTTTATATTTCATATTAGTCCTTTCTAATAGGGGTACTAATTAAAGTACTCTTATCTAATAGGGGTACTTTACTCTATATCTTAATCCAAGTCATAGGCTCAGGCTCACCGAAATACCTCTCAACCTCTACTCTGAATTGTTCCTCTTTTCGATGCTTGAAAGCTATATCTTGGTCTTTAGCTAATTGTTGTATCCAGTAATAACAAGACATCTGCAAAGCATCTATTCTGTCATCATGGGTTAAAGTATTAGCACCTTTTTGAAGTCTACTTATTTGATAAAACAATTGGTATCTTAAAGCTGTCTCAGCAGGATACATAGCATTTGTTTCTTCATAGTCTTTCTTAATGACTGTAGGACATACTATAAGCCTGTGTTGTGCCATTATAGGCTCTAAGGTATCTAATATACGTCTATGCTTGTTAGACTGCTGTCTTATACCCTCTGTAGTACAAGGATACTGTCTTATTAAATAAGGTTTAAGTAATTCACTAAACATTCCTTGACCAAAGTTTTCTTCAATTAAAATCTTTTTAACTTTATGTTTCTTAGCTACTTCCACCAGTTTGGATAAAGTATGTTCACTATACCCACTATTGAAACCGCCAATATCAACAAGAAAGATATTTCCATTGAGAAATTTAGTGACACTATAAGCTGTTTCATCTTTCCCCTTACCTGATGGGTCAATCGACATTACACAACCTGTATAATCTAACCATGTACCCTGAGTTTGCATTGGCCTGAAATAACCATCACCTTGTAAACCTACACAAGGTAATTCGTTATGCTGAAGTTCTGGTGAACTTGCCCAGATAACTTTCTCTGGTGCATTGTCTGGGTTCAATGTCATTACACTTAAATCAGATAATTTTAATGGGTATCTATTTAAGTCAGACAATGAACTGTCTAGTTGGTATTGCATATTGAAACCAATACGCCCATAACTAGCTTCTCTATCTAATAAATCTTTTTCATCAAATCTACTTGGGTCTGTAGGTTTACCTACTATTTCATCTTTCCAAGTATTCTGTATTCTAGGTGCAAGATTAGAACCATAAGATAACATTTGTTTCTCTGTTGGATACCTCGCTGTCCAATATCTAATTTTATAACCTCTCTCTTGCAACTTGTTATAAATAGACTGTTCTACTTGCGGTGTACCTAAAAATACAATTCTGCTATCTTGTTGTGGTTTTATTATAGCTTCAAACTCTTTTATACTTTCAGATAACTTGTCTCTCATAAATTGAGTTTGAGTATTACCTGAAGTCTCAACATCGTCTGCAATTATAATATTTGCACGAGAGCCTGTTAACTGGGAAGTTATTCCTAATGATTTAACACTAGGTTGTTGTGATGCTAACGCTGTGGCCACATCAAAACTTATCTTAGATTGTCTCTGGTCACCTTTTGGATATAGATGTTTTAGTAAAGGCATTTCAGACATAAGTCTTAAACAGAATGTACTAAAATCATCTGCTCTATTCTTTGATGCTGATACGACTAGAATATTTAAGTCATTATCTAATAGCAACCGCCACAATATATAACTTGCGGTTATCCAACTCTTTCCTACCCCTCTAAAAGCACTAATAATACACCTTGTTGAACCATTAGCTAAATAATCAGCTATATCGTACTGTATTGGTGTTGGTTCAGGTAATCTTAAATGCTTCCAAGTTAGGTATAAAAAATTTCTAAAATCGTTAATTTTTGACGACTTGTTTATCTTTTGCATCAAATGGAAGTTCCTCTATTAATTTCTTTAATGGACTATCTTCAACTGGAACAGCATCTATATTATTATCTTTAAGAAACTGTCTAGCTACGTTTAAATCTGCTGACTTTGCATCAGGGTCTTTAACTCTCTTTAGTAATTCAGTTGCTAGAACTTCATGTAATTCTTTTAATTTTTCACTCATCTATAATTCTCAATATTTTTTTAGCACCCATATAAATCTCTGTTTCTGCTTTTACTTGTTTACAAATAAATCTTACATTCGCTGGGTTAACTTCTTTTTTTGCAATACGAGCTGATTTCATACAGCTTGATAATTTGTCTTTGTAAGTATGTTCAACTATTTCTCCTTTTAGGATTAATATTAATGCAAATACACTTTCAATCATTAATGGTCTCCATTAGAAAATTGTCGTTGTTTATCTTTTAATTTTTCAACATCTGTTTGTAATTTTTCAATAATACCTTGTTGAAATTCAATAAGGATATTCTGTTCTTGGTCATTTGCAGACATACCCATTTCACCTCTTGGATATTTAATAGAAAACTCAACTACATTTTCTAAATCTTTTTCAATCATCATTAATTTTGTTGAATGATTGTTTAATTTTTCTGTGACACCAAAATAAGCCCATACGCCAATAGCAACTGCACCAATGATACTTATTAAATTTTTCATTGGCATACTAATTGAAGTATTTTCTGAAACTCTCATTATAAAACTTTTCCTTTGTTGATGCCTTTTTTAATTACATATTTTTGTGTGCCATTAGCACCTATCTCAACTTCTTTTCTTAAATTCTTAAATATGTTTTTTTCTTTTAATTCTTTCTCTATTCGTTTTTTGAAAGACTCCAATAATTTGGTGTCTCTCATTAACTTTTAAAATATTTATTATTTTTGTTTGCTTTCTTTTTCTTTTTAGGACAATCGTGTTTTTCACAATGAGAAAAATCCATAGTAAAACAATCATCAATTTTAGCTATTGCATCGTCAAAAAATCCGAAGAATTTTAATAAAAATTTATCAATCATATTTGTTTTCCTACTTGTCTACATTCAAACTTAATTACTATTTTTTGTTCCTCAAAATCAGGAATATCCCACTCAGGTAATTCTTTTAAATTTCTAAAAGTTGTTTGTGCAATCGCATAACCTGCGTTAGTGCAATCATAGTGTGAGTTAAATTGATAACCTGAAATAGAACTAGATGGGCATTGTCCAGTAGTAATACTGCACATATACAACACTAGAAGATATTTCACTTAAACTGAAATATACCTATTACTGTTGCTACTATTGTTCCTAAAAATACTAGAACTTGAACCATTCCTTTACCTTTAGAAACATCTTGTCTTAAAGATTTAACTTCTTTTCTTAACTCACTAATAGCTTCTTGTAGTGCTTTCATTCGTTCAGCACATAGCTTTTCGTGTGATGAAAGTCTAACCCCAGTAGCGACTTCGCTAAACTCTTTTGGTGTTATTTTTTTTCTAGCCATAATTAAAAATAGTTAAATATTATATTGCATTTATAAATATCATCTGTGCAAGTTGTACTTTTATGTTTTTTACTTGCATCAAATAATAACATTCTGTTTTCCTTAGTTTTTATTTTTTTACCATCTTCTAAAATAGTAAAACCATTGTTTGTATTAATCATATATAATGCTGATTTATGAG